ACGCGATGTGTACATTGCAACAGATTACACAGCTTTCGAATCGCATTTCGTACCTGCTACCCTTGAAAACGTCGAGTTTAAACTTTACCGACACTTTGCTCGCTTCAATGCAGCAGCGTTGGTTGCAGTTGAACTCCACTGCGGGGTCACAAGCGGCCTTAATCACTGCGAGTCAAAGGGATGTCGCGTTCGCATTCTTGCTCGGAGAATGTCCGGGGAAATGTGCACGAGCATTGGCAATGGATTCACAAACCTTATGGTTTACGAGTACGTCTCGTACCTCCTCCGACTTAGAAGATCATGCTGTGTTATTGAGGGCGACGATGCCCTTGGTAATGTCGGACCCAATATTCGCCCATTTTGGTGTGAACAAAGATGTGGACATTGCGACCCATGTGCTGCCAGAGCAATGGCAGAAATATCTCGAATCCCCAGTAACCTGCGACTTGCGCGGGACAACGGGGAGCCATGCCCCGAAGGTAGTCGATCGACTGCTTGGGAAATGGCAACGTTAAAAGAAGCATTACCGGCTGTGTATGAGGCGCTGGGGTTCAATGTAAAAATCGAATATCATACTGAGGTTAGTACCGCTGGATTTTGTTCCATGATCTTTGACGAAGAAGTCAAGATTGTTGTGCCCAACATCATGAAGAAAATCATGAATTTTGGTTGGGCTGCGGCTAAATATAAAAATGCGTCCGTCAAGACGCGATTGGAGTTGCTACGTGGCAAGGCGATGTCTTTAATGGCAGAGTCGAGAGGTGTGCCAATTCTCCAGTCAATGGCTCAGTGTTACATGAACTTAACGCTACACTCCCATTATAGGATAGATGAATGGTGGCAGATGCAAAAACTGAAGGATTCAGTGCTGTCACCTTTACCCGTTGAAATGGCCACGCGGCAGCTGGTCAGTAGGGTATTTGGCTTCTCAATTGAAGAACAATTTGAATTGGAGTATTATTTTGATAATCTCCATTCAATAGAGGCCATCGTCCATCCTGTCTTAGTTGAAAAATTTTCAAACGATCAGATATTGTTTTATCAAACATTTGTGAAAGATCGTGATGAGGGAGATCATCCATACATAGCGCTGCCTTTGATAAAATTTCCTAAATCTTATCAAGTCTTTGTTAATGCCCAAACGTGGGAAACGCATCGGGAAGTCGACTCGCCTTCGAGGTCGAAACCGTACAAGCAATCGAGGAAGAAAAACGACATGGGGGCCCATAAAAGGTTGGCCCTCAAGAGCACCGCCAGTGAAGGCTATAGCGAAAGCAGTAGCCAGGAAAGCGGGAACATCGGTCTCGGATGTTCTCGGCTCGCTAGGATCCAGTCTCGGGGGGATGGTAGCCCCTGGGATCGGGTCCATAGCGGGTAGATTCATTGGCCGTGGCGCCGGTGACTTATTTGGTAGAGTCTTCGGACGTGGAGACTATGTTGTTGAGCAAAACACCCTCAAATCTGGCCCGCCGCCTGTCTTTGGACAACAGCAGGTCAGACTCACTAATCGTGAGTATTTGGGTGAAGTAAATGGTAGCATTTTATTTGCTAACGCTAGTTACCCCATTAATCCCGGAGAATCGAAGACATTTCCTTGGTTATCAAGGATTGCCGCCCTATTTCAGCAATACGAAATGAATGGCCTTGTGTTTGAGTTCGTCTCAACTTCGGCCACAGCCTTGAACAGCACTAATACTGCGTTAGGTAAAGTCATTCTCGCCACAAACTACAATGCCACCGAATCGCCGTTTACGGATCAACGGTCGGCACTTATTACACAATATTCAAACTATGGAAAGCCAGCTGATTGTCTGATGCATCCAGTTGAATGTAAGCGTTCGCACACTCCTGTCGAATTGCTTTACGTTCGATCTGGCCCGCCACTTCCACGCTCCGATATTCGCCTGTATGATCTTGGAAATTTCCA